ACAAGTAGAAATGGAAGCCGAGGAATCGGAAGAAGTCGAAGCTAGTTCAGAGGACTACACAGATGAAAGCGCAGAAGAAACTGTAGAGGAAGTAGAGGAAGAACAAGAAACCCCTAAATATCGTGTCAAAGTAGACAACGAAGAAGTAGAGGTCACTCTTGACGAACTCTTACAAGGCTATAGTCGCACAAAGGATTACACCAAAAAAACTCAGGCTTTGGCTGAAACTCGCAAATCTGTGGAAGCAGAGAAAGCGAAAATCGAAGAAGCTAAACAGTTGCGAGATACCTATGCTCAAAGGCTTCAGGTAATTGAGCAGATGCTCAGTCATACATCTGACGAAGAAAATCTAGCTGAATTAAAGGAAACAGACCCTATTGGCTATGCCATTAAGGTTGCCGAAAGAGCAGAAAAGGAAAAGCAACTTCAAGCAGTTCAGGCTGAAAGACAGCGCCTAGCGCAACAGCAACAGCAAGAACAGCAAGAAGCGCTTAAGCAACATTTGGCTAGTGAAGCGCAAAAGCTCAAGGAGTGGATTCCTGAGTTTAAAGACGAAGCGAAAGCAGAAGTAGCTCGTAGGCAGATTAAAGAGTATGCGAAATCTATAGGTTTCACAGACCAAGAGCTTGCGAATGTATACGATGCTAGAGCAGTCCAAACGCTATACAAAGCCATGAAATATGAAGCAATGGTTAAGGGTAAGACAATGGCTACTAAAAAGGTAGCAGAAGCGCCTAAGACCTTGAAAGCTGGCACATCTAATCCACAAAGTGCCGAAAAAGATGCAGTTAAAAAGGACTTTCAAAAGCTGAAACAATCAGGTAAGAAAGCCGATGCTGCTAAATTATTTGAACGATTTATTTAAAAGGAAGATTTAAATGCCTACATTTACAAGATACGATGCGGTTGGCGCTCGTGAAGATTTATCTGATGTAATCTATAACATCAGCCCACAAGATACACCTATCATGTCATCTATTGGTAAGACTAAAGCTACTGCTGTCTACCATGAGTGGCAAACTGACGCTTTGGCTTCTGCTAACACTTCTAACGCTTTAGTTGAAGGTGCTGACGCTACTGCTGCTACATTGTCTCCAACAAGCCGAATTGGTAATTACACACAAATCGTTGGTAAGACTGTTCAGGTTTCAGGTACTTTGGAAGCTGTAGACAAGGCTGGTCGTAAGTCAGAAAAGGCTTACCAATTAGCCAAGGCTTCTGCTGAACTCAAGCGTGACATCGAAGCTATCATCACAGCTAACCAAGGTCAATCTGCTGGTAACAGCTCAACAGCTCGTGTAATGGGTTCTTTGTTGTCTTACATCAAGACCAACACAAACAAAGGTTCAGGTACAACTGCTGGTGCAGACCCAACAACTATCGGTGTTTCTACTCGTACTGATGGTACAACTCGCACATTCCAAGAGTCTATGCTCAAGGATGTAGTAGCTAAGGTATTCACTTCAGGTGGCACACCATCTGTATTAATGGTATCTCCAGCTCTCAAGCAAGTTGTTTCTAACTTTACAGGTTTGGCTCAACATCGTTACAACAGCAATGCTAGTGGTGATGTAACTATCCTAGCTGGTGCTGACTTGTATCAGTCTGACTTCGGTGTGTTGCAGATTGTTCCTAACCGCTTTATGCGTACTCGTGATGCTTTGGTACTCGACCCTGAGTACGCAGCACTCGCATACTTGCGCCCATTCCAAACTGTTGAATTGGCTAAGACTGGTGACTCTGAAAAGACACAAATCTTGGCTGAATTGACATTGGAAGTTAAGAACGAAGCTGCTCATGGCGGTGTGTTCGACTTGTCAGCTAGTTAATAGTTGAAGTAGAATTGGGGTGGGGAAACTCACCCCGATTTTCTATAAAGGAGAGGAAATTGTCTAAACTAGGCAATCTCGGAGAAAACAAGACCGCATACTCAGATGGAGATGGCGGTTTAATTATTGAAACCAAGGTAGATTTAAGCAAGTTTACCGAAGCGACTCAGGCTCAATATAAAGAGCGTAGTGGTACTACAGGATGGGGTGATAACCCTATTGATGAGCGCAACAAGATTGCAAGCATCCCTGCTGAAATCATTGAGGACTTGAACCGAAAAGGCATTATGCGTGGCTACTTTATTGTAGATATGCCAGCTATGAAACGATGGCTGAATGACCCTGAAAACAAGGTCTTTAGAACAAGGGGTGGCAAAGTTTGAAAACAGTTGCTATTTGCATACCTGCTAGAGGGCAGATGGAAGTAGGAACTGCTTTTGATTTAGCAAGAATGGTCAATTATGAAGCCCGAAAGGGTGACATACAGATAAATCTCTATACATCTATGGGGACTCTGATATTCGACCAAAGAAATAATATGTGTCAGTCTGCGCTAGAAGAAGGTGCGGACTTTGTGCTTTTTATAGATGCCGATATGCGTTTTCCAAAAGATACGCTAGAAAGGCTTATATCGCACAATAAGGGCATTGTAGGTGTTAATGCTACTACTAGGTCAATTCCTGTAAAAGCGACTGCAAAGCACCTTTTAATCGAATCTGATGGCGCTTGTAGTTGGAAGCAGATTAGCTCTAAGAATAAGACAGGTTTAGAGGTTGCTGATGGTATTGGCTGTGGAGTCATGCTAATTAGCAGAGAAGTCCTAGAAGTAATGGATGAGCCTTGGTTCTTCTTTGAGTTATTACCTGAAAACAAGCTATTAGGTGAAGATATTTACTTCTGTGTCAAGGCTAAAGATGTAGGATTTGACACTTTTATAGACCATGACTTGTCCAATGAGATAGGTCATATTGGCTCATACACTTACGGATGGCATGACATATCATGAGTTTTACTAACTATTCTGCGCTACAGACTACCATCGCTAACTACTTGGGTAGAACTGACCTAACAAGTCAGATTCCTACTTTTATTCAGTTGGCTGAGACTCGTCTAGCAAGAGAGATTCGCACTCGATTGATGCTCAAGTCAGCGACTGCAAGCATGACTGCTGGTGATAATCGGGTAGCAGTTCCTACTGATTTTATGGAACTACGGGATTTACATATCCAAGGCAACCCTAGGATTCCTGTGACTTATCTGTCTCCTAGCGCTTTCACAAGAAACGCTAGGGCAGAGGAGTCGGGAAAGCCTTTGTTTTATACAGTATTGCAGACAGAGTTTGAGTTTGCACCTATCCCTGATTCAGCTTATGTATTAGAAATTCTTTACTATGCAAAACCTACTCTATTAAGTGGGTCTAATGCTTCTAATGTGTTCTTGGCTAACTATCCTGATGCTTTGCTTTATGGTAGTTTGATGGAAGCCGAACCTTATCTGATTAACGATGCAAGGGTTCAGTTATGGGCTTCTATGTATGACAGAGCCATTACAAACATTAACGATTCTGACCAAAACTCAGAATATTCAGGTGTTCCACTAACAATGAAATTAGCTACTCAATAAGGATTGAATCATGGCTGAAATGTCGAATTATTTAGAAAATGCGCTGATTAACGCTACTTTGCGTAACACAGCTTATACAAGCCCTGCTACTGTTTATGTTGGCTTGTTTACTTCTGACCCTACCGATGCAGGTTCAGGCACAGAGGTTTCAGGTGGCTCTTATGCTCGTACTGCTGTGACTTTTGGCGCACCTTCTAATGGCACATCTACAAATAGCGCTGCAGTAGAGTTTCCACAAGCCACAGGTAATTGGGGAACTATTACTCATATCGGTATTTTGGATGCTTCTAGCTCAGGTAACTTGCTATATCACACAGCGTTAGATAGCTCTAAAACTATCGAAACAGGCGATATTTTCAAGATTGCTAGTGGTAGCTTATCTGTAACTTTGGCTTAATATCTGAGAGGGCATTATGCCAGCAGATATTCAAAGCCCATTTACACTTGAACAGCTAGACCTATTTAGCACAAGCATAGATAGTCTAGCTTTTTCGCTAGATAGCCCCTATTACAATGAAGCTGGTACTTGGATTCGTTATGGTGATGGTTCTGTTAGCTCTGAAGCTACAGTTATCGCTAACGGATATAGGGATAGATTTGGTTCAGGAAGCATTACAGGAAGCGCTAGTGTTTCTTCTGATTCTATAAGAGTTAGGACTGCCACAGGCTCAGTATCGTCTAGTGCCACAGTTACAGCAGATGCAGATGTTATTAGATTCGCTTCAGGCTCGATTACAGGCTCTGCAAGCGTTTCTGCTGATGCGATAAGGGTAAGGACTAGCTCAGGCGCAGTAAACGCAACAGCGACTGTTTTAGCCAATGCTTACAGGGATAGATTTGGTGTAGGCTCTATTACTGCTAATGCTAGTGTTTCAGCGACAGCAATTAGAGATAGATTTGGTGCAGGTGCAATAACTGCATCGGCTACAGTTTCTAGTGATTCAATTAGGATTAGAACAGGAAGTGGGTCGGTCAATGGATTATGCACAGTTACAGCGTTGGGTGGAGTCGAGTATTCGGGTTCAGCAGATGTTAGCGCAATCGCAACAGTATCTTGCACAGCAAATTCAATATTCTCAGCATTTGGCTCAGTTATATGTTCAAGCTCTGTTAGTGCTGTAGGTAGAATATTAGGTGATAATTGGACTCCTGAATCAGTAGGTGCAGAATCATGGACTCCTGAGACACCTGAAGTACCAAATTGGACAGATATTCCTGCAAGTAACGATTCTTGGACACAAGTAGCAAGTAGCACAGGAACTTGGAATACTGTGCCTAGTAACAATAATTCATGGATAAATCAATAATGGCAAACCAAAGAATTACCTTCGGAGAGTGGCTACCTGACCAACCATCGGTGACAGGCGCATTAATGAAAGCCGAAAATGTCTATTCTAGGGCTGTCGGTTATGGTGTAGTGCCTACTGCTTCAGACTATTCTGCTAGTGCTTCTGAAAACCTTAGCAATGTCGTAGCTGGTAGAAACCCTGATGGAACAGTATCAGTATTTGCAGGTGGTGCATCTAAGTTATTTAAACTAGATACAGCAGATATGTCCCTAGATGATGTATCTAAATCAGGTGGATATTCCACACCACAAGGTCAAAGATGGCGCTTTACACAGTTCGGTAACAGGCTAATCGCTGCGAATAGCAATGCAAAGTTACAAGGATGGCTATTAGGAACTTCTACTGCTTG